GGCAGGCGCAGGAAGAAGGTCGCATCAAGGACATTAACCAAGATAAGACTATCGAGGTAAGTACATTTTGGGATATTGGCTGGGCAGATATGACTAGCATCTGGTTTGTGCAGACGATACCAGGCGGTGAGGTAAGGGTCATAGACTTTTATCAAGACTGCCAAAAGCCTATAGATCACTATGTAGAAGTTCTACAGAATAAAGGCTATGTCTATCGAGATCATTGGCTGCCGCACGATGCCGAGAACAAAAATATGACAGGCAAGAGCGTTAAAGATATTATGCAGAATATGAACCTGCCGGTAAGGATAACCCCTAGACTGTCTATATCAGAGGGAATTAACGCAGCTCGTATGCTAATGAACAGATGCTATTTTGACCAAAACAGATGCGCTGAAGGTCTACAAGCATTGCGGCATTATCGGTATGATGTAAACCCAGATACTAAAATGTTTAGTGATAAACCCTTACACGACCAGCACAGCCATGCTAGTGATGCTTGGAGGTACTGTGCGGTAGCGTTAGATGAGCAGCCAAACAACTGGAACAAAGCAATTAAGATCAACACAAAATGGATAGTCTAATGGATGAAGGCACACTAAAAGGCATACTTGATGCCGAAATAGATAACGCTATTGGCTTTATCGAGAGCGAAACTACAGATGACCGTAGAAAAGCCCTTGAATACTACAATCGTTACGAGTACGGCAATGAAGTAGAAGGCCGTAGCCAAATCGTTACAGGCGAAGTAGCCGAGGTAGTAGATGGTGCGTTGCCACAACTATTGCGTATCTTTACACAGTCGGATGAGATTGTGCGCTTTGAGCCTAAAGGCCCAGGCGATGAGGAAAAAGCCAAGCAAGCCACAGAGTATGTCAATTGGGTAATGAATCGTGATAACGATGGCGTATTGCTTATGCACAATTGGTTTAAGGATGCGCTCTTGCAAAAGAACGGAATCGTTAAGGTCTATTGGGATGAGAAGGTAGATGTTACCAAAGAAAAGTATCAGAACCTAACGCAAGACGAAGTGGCAATGCTGCTCAATGATCCAGAGGTAGAAGTAGTAAACCAAAAGACCACAGAGATAGCTCCAGCAGGCATAGATGAGATGGGGATGATGATTCCACCTATCTTCTCTTACGATGTTAAGCTCAAAAAGACCAAGAAAACTGGCAAGGTAATTGTAGAGAATGTGCCGCCAGAGGAGTTCTTGATCTCTAAGAAAGCTAGGACTATTGCTGATGCTCCATTTGTAGCCCATAGAAGGCTTGCTACTCGCTCAGAATTAACTGCAATGGGCTTTGATAAAGATATTATTGAAAACCTGCCTACTTATGCAGACCTAACCTATAACCAAGAGAATGTGGCTCGTTTCGATCAAGGTGAGCAGCCAAGCGATCAGGCAAGCCTAGACTTTTCCATGCAAGAGATTGAGGTAATGGAAGTCTATATCAAGGTAGACTTTGATGGCGATGGCATTGCTGAGTTGCGTAAGATTACCTACGCTGGCACAGAAATCCTTGATAACGAGGAGGCAGACTTTGTGCCGTTTTGTTCCGTCTGTCCTATCCCTATGCCGCATAAGTTCTTTGGTCATAGCCTGGCAGATCGAGCAGTAGACATTCAACTGATTAAATCTACAGTAACTCGCCAGATCCTAGACAATCTCTACATGACCAATAGCCCTAGAATGGGCGTAGTCGAAGGCCAAGTAAACCTAGACGATCTATTAACCGTTACAGCTAATGGCATCGTGCGTATGAAGAATACGCAAGCCATTATCCCATTGACAGTACCAGCAACCGCAGGCCAATCATTCCCACTCTTGGAATACTTGGATTCTGTACAGGCTAAGAGAACTGGTGTATCAGACCAGATGAACGGCCTTAATCCAGATGTGCTACAAAACAGCACAGCTACAGCCGTTGCAATGATGCAGAGTAGCGCCGCCGGTAAGGTGGAGTTAATTGCTAGGGTATTTGCTGAAACAGGCGTAAAAGACCTATTCCAGAAGATTCTACAACTGCTCTGCAAGTACCAAGATAAAGAGCGTATTGTCCGTCTGCGTGGCAAGTATGTATCCATTGATCCTAGAGAGTGGACTAATGGCTTTGACATCTCTATCAATGTCGGTCTAGGTACAGGCAACAAGCAAGAGCAGATGGCTATGATCGCTATGGTTCTAGGCAAGCAAGAGGAAATCCTTAAGACTGCCGGTATCAATAACCCATTGGTAAGTCTGTCAAACTACAGGCAAACCCTAGGTCGGTTTATTGAGGCTGCTGGCTTTAAGGACTCTAACGAGTTCTTTATGGAGATTACCCCAGAGCAAGAGCAGCAGATGGAGATGCAAGGCCAACAGCAGCCACAACAGCAAGATCCAGCAATAGAGGCTTATGTAGCCCAGATGCAGGCTAAGATGGCAGCAGATAACGCCAAGGCAGAGAACGATATACAGATCGCCCAGGTTAAGGCAGAGGCTCAGATTAGGCTTAAGCAACAAGAATTTGAGATGACTATGGCGCTCAAGAAGCAGGAGTTTGAATACGAGGCTCAGTTAAAGGCTTTGCAGTTAGGCGCAAAACTATCACCAACGGCTAATATTCCTAATGTCATATAACAAGTCAGAACGGGCTAGAGCCTATTTGTCAGATGAGTTCTTCCTAGAACTTGTTGAAAGTCAAAAATTGTTGTATTCTAACAACATATTCGATAGTAACGAATACGATGTAGAAGTGCGAGAAAAGAACTTTCTCAAACTTAAAGTGATGGATGAATTTATAGCGACAATCCAAGCATTAGCTGATGAGAAGCAAATTGCAGAGAAACGCTGGAAGATTTTATAACCACCTTAAAAGGTAAACAACATGAGTGAAAACACCAATCCTGTAGAGGGAAGTGTTAATACAGTAAACGATGCGGCTAACGCATTTTTGTCTATGATGGATTCACCAGAGGAGAAAGCGCAAGCTCAATCGCAATCTGAAGAATCGGAAGTATCGGATTCAGACGAATCCTACGAAGATGAAAGTGCGGAAGAAACTGTAGAGTATGAGGATGAAGCTCCTGTAACAAAGACATTCAGAGTCAAAGTTGGCAATGAAGAAGTCGAAGTTTCAGAAGATGAACTCCTTAGTGGCTACAGTAGGACAGCAGACTATACTAAAAAGACTCAGGCTTTGGCTGAAACTCGTAAGGCTGTAGAGGCCGAGAGAGCGCAAGTCGAAGAAGCTAAGAAGATGCGTGATCTTTACGCACAACGCTTAGAGGCTATCGAGAGTGTTCTACAAAGTCAAAACTCTGTAGAGAACTTGCAAGAACTAAAGGAAACCGATCCTATTGGTTATGCAATAGCGGTAGCAGAGCGTAGTGAGAAGGAAAAGCAACTTCAAGCTGTACAAGCTGAAAGACAGAATCTTGCAAAACAGCAGGATGCCGACAGACAGCAGGCATTACAGAAACATCTTGCAGAGGCAGCAGAGCAACTGAAAGAGGCGATTCCAGAGTTTAGGGATGCCGCTAAAGCTGAAATTGTGCGTAGGGACATTCGTAATTACGCAAAATCAATCGGATTTAGCGACCAAGAACTAGCTCAAGTGTATGACCCTAGAGCAGTTAAAACGCTATACAACGCAATGATGTACGAAAAGCTATCCGGCAATAAGGGTGCAGCCGTCAAAAAAGTACAGGATGCGCCAAAGGTATTAAAGTCTGGAACTTCCAATCCTGGCAGTTCACAGAATGAACAGATGAAAAAGCAGTTTTCTCGCCTAAAACAAACTGGTAAGAAGGCTGATGCAGCAAAACTTTTTGAACAATTTATTTAAGGAATAATCATGGCAACATATCAAACCTATACCTCGATTGGTAATCGGGAAGATTTATCGGATGTAATCTATTCTATTTCGCCAACAGATACCCCAATCATGTCATCTATTGGCAAGACCAAGGCAACTGCTGTTTATCATGAGTGGCAGACTGACTCTTTGGCAGCTAACACTACTGCTAACGCATTAGTTGAAGGTGCAACTGCATCTGACATTACTGTTTCTCCTACAACTCGTTTGGGCAACTATACCCAAATCGTTGGTAAGACAGTTATGGTTTCTGGCACTTTGGAAGCTGTAGATAAGGCTGGTCGTAAGTCTGAGAAGGCTTATCAATTGGCTAAAGTATCTTCAGAGATCAAGCGTGACATGGAGACGATTATTACTGCAAACCAGGGCCAATCTGCTGGTAACGCATCTACAGCTCGTACATTAGGCGCTTTGCTCTCATACATTAAGAGCAACACAAGCAAGAATGGTACTGCTACTACCGGTGTAGACCCAGTAACTGTTGGTGTTTCTACTCGTACAGATGGTACAACTCGTACCTTCACAGAAGCAATGCTCAAGACTGTTATCGCATCTGTATTTACCAATGGCGGCACACCTTCTGCTTTGTTTGTTAGCCCAACCCAAAAGCAAGTAGTATCTGGCTTTACTGGTTTGGCTGCACAACGCTACCAAGTGCCTACTTCTGGTCAAGCGACAATCCTAGCTGGTGCTGATCTTTATCAGTCCGACTTTGGCGTATTGTCAATCGTTCCAGATCGTTTCATGCGTACTCGTGATGCTCTCATCCTCGATCCTGAGTATGCAGCATTGGCTTTCTTACGCCCATTCCAGACCAACGAGCTGGCTCGTGTAGGTGATGCAGAAAAGACACAAATCTTGGCTGAGTTCACCTTGGAAGTTCGTAACGAAGCTGCACATGGCGGTGTTTTCGATCTGTCATAAGTAATGTAGAATAAGGGGATTGGGAAACTGATCCCCTTTTTCTAGGAGAATGTATGTCTGATCTCGGTAAACGAGGCAATCTCGGTGTAGTAGATGGAGTTATCCGTACTGCATACGCAGATGGTGATGGTGGAATAGTTATTAAATCAGAGGTAGATTTAACCGATTTCACAAACCACACCAAAGAACAGTTTAATCAGCGTAGCGAAAAAACTGGATGGGGTGATGACGTATACGACCCAAAGAATAAAATTGCTTCATTGCCTGCTGAGATTATTAATATGCTCAACAAAGAAGGCATTATGCGTGGCTACCACATACTAGACCAAAAGGCCTTAGTAAAGTGGTTAAACAACCCTGATAATCGAGTATTCCGTACCAGGGGTGGCACAGTATGAGGATAGGTATCTGCGTTCCAGCAAGAGGGCAAGTAGAAATATCCACATCGTTTGACTTATCTGCATTAGTTAATTACACAGCAAAACAGACGAAACACGATATTAATCTGTACACATCTACAGGCACACTAATATTCGATCAGCGCAATGCGTTAGTAGACTCTGTTATTAACGAGCGATGTGATTACCTAATGTTTATTGATGCTGATATGCGCTTCCCAAAAGATGCGCTTGTTCGCCTTTTAAAGCATAATAAAGACATTGTTGGCGTAAACGCTACTACTCGATCAGAGCCAGTAAAGCCTACTGCCAAGAACATTAATTATGAGGAAGATGGTTCTGTATCCTGGCTGCCTGTTTATTCCAATGTTAAAAAAGGAATAGAGAAGGTAGATGCTATCGGATGCGGTGTCATTCTCATTAAAAACTCAGCATTTAAGAAAATAGAAAAGCCTTACTTTTACTTTGAGCAACTGCCAAATGGAAAGTTATTAGGCGAAGATATTTACTTTTGCATTAAAGCGAAAGATGCAGGAATAGATACTTATGTGGATCACGATCTCTCAATGGAGATAGGCCACATAGGTAATTACACATACGGCTGGCATAATATTGAGGTGTCCTAATGGGCTTTGCAACATATACAGAACTAAAGACTTCTATAGCCAACTATCTAGGTCGATCCGATTTAACGGCAGTCATCCCTGACTTTATTACGTTTGCAGAGATTCGCTTATCAAGGGAGATCCGTACTCGCCAAACCCTCAAGGCTGCTACAGCAACAATGACGGCTGGCGATTCTACTGTTGGTTTGCCTACAGACTTCTTAGAGATGCGAGATATATTTACTCAAGGCAATCCAAGAAACACCATTAGCTACTTATCGCCTTCTTTGTTCTCTCGTAATGCTAGGGCTGGTGAGTCTGGTCTGCCGGTGTACTACACAATTATTGGCGCTGAAATCCAATTTGCTCCAGTACCAGATTCGGCCTATGTTGTAGAGATGCTTTATTACTACAAGCCAACGCCATTATCTACAAGTGTAGCTACAAATGACTATCTTGCTAACTTCCCAGATGCCCTGCTTTACGCATCCTTGGCAGAGGCAGAGCCTTATCTTATGAACGATGCCAGAGTGCAAACTTGGGCTACCTTATACGATAGAGCAACTTCTGATATTAACGGATCAGACGAAAGCTCAGAGTACGCTGGAGTACCACTAACAATGCAATTAACATCACGATAGGAAAATCATGTCTGCAATCTCAAACTACCTAGAGAACGCATTAATTAACGCTACTCTAAGAAACACATCATACACATCACCTACTACAGTTTATGCTGCCCTATTTACTTCTGATCCAACAGAAGCAGGATCAGGTACAGAATGTACTGGCACAGGCTACACTCGCAAGGCCATTACCTTTGCTGCTCCTTCTAACGGAGTAACGACCAACTCTGCGGCTGCTGTTGAGTTTGACCAGGCTACAGGTTCATGGGGAACGATTACTCACTTTGCAATTTTTGATGCCTTAACTACCGGCAATATGCTGTACTATGGTGCGCTAACCACATCTAAGACTATTGCAAGTGGCGATGTATTTAAGTTTGCTACATCAAGCGTATCAGTAACTTTAGCGTAAGGTAAGCCATGTCTACGATAGTTACCAGAAGTGGTAAGGGATCACCTCTTACCCATAATGAAGTAGATACCAACTTTAGTAATCTCAACACAGACAAAATACAGTCTGGTAATACTGTTGCTGCGCTAACAATTACATCTGCAAGCGTAGTAGATTTAGCCGTTACAGGAATTACTAGCTTTGATGGCGCACAAGGAACAGCAGGTCAAGTATTAACATCGGCTGGTACAGGCAATACTCCTGCTTGGGGCGATGTAGTAACGCCAACAGGAACGCAGACTCTTACCAATAAAACTCTAACAGACCCAGCTTTGATTGGCACTATTTTAGAAGATGTGTTTACGATTACCGATGTTGCTGCATTTGAGATTGACCCAGCAAACGGCTCTATTCAGATTATTGTCTTAGGCGCAAGTCGCACACCAAAAGGCACAAACTTTTTAGCAGGTGAGGCAATCACCCTGCTAGTAGATGATGGCACAGCGTACACAATTACTTGGACTGATTCTACATTTGGTACTGGTGGAATAACTTGGGTTGGTGGCACAGCACCTACATTGTCTACATCTGGATACACAGTCATTGAGCTATGGAAAGTTGGCAGTAAGGTTTATGGAGCTTCAATAGGTGGAGTAGCCTAATGCTTAGTCACAAGCTAAGACGTTTCAGAGCTGCTGCTGCACAGGCTACGGATGCTAACTTTAAGCAAGTTAGCGTATTGCTTCATGGTGATGGAACTAATGGGTCGCAGAATAATACCTTTTTAGATTCTTCTACTAATAACTTTACTATTGCCCGTAATGGCACTCCTACGCAAGGTACATACACACCGTTTAGCCAAGCAGCTGGTTATTTTAGTAATAACTTTAATGGAACAAACGACCTTTTATCACTTGCAGATAATGCACAATATACATTTGGAACTAGCAATTTTACGATAGAAGCATATATTTACAATCGTTTAAACCCGGGAACTGAAGTTCCAATTTTTAGCAAACAAAACCCAAGTCCACTAAGGGCTATACAATTTAGAATACTTTCAGCAAACACGTTAGATTTTGTATTCACTAAAAATGGTGGAACATTAATTGCTAACTTTACTACTACTTCAACTGTTCCATTAAACCAATGGGTACACATTGCTGTAGTTAGAAACGGAGTCACATTAACTTTATATATTAATGGAGTTTCTTCAGCTACACACACTTTGACGGCAGGAGATGCAATTGATAGTCCTGTTGCAAGCGTCATTATTGGCGGCTTTAACGCATCTTTCCCGAATAGGTTTTTTAACGGGTATATATCAAATTTTCGTTGGGTTATTGGAACTGCCGTTTATACATCCGCTTTTACCCCAAGCACTATACCGCTTACGGCCATTACAAATACAAGGTTGCTTACTTGCCAGTCTAATCGGTTTGTAGATAACTCAAGTAATAATTTTACTATTTCTCAAATTAGTACACCTTCAGTACAGCCTTGGAGTCCTTTTGCACCAACTTCTGCATATAGCACAAGCGTAAATGGTGGAAGTAATTATTTTAATGGCAGTACAGATTATTTAAGTGTTTCTGATAATGTAAATTTACAATTTGGAACTAACGCATTTACAATTCAATGCTGGGTTTATAGAAGCGTTGCTGGAACAGCACATTCAATCGTTTCTAAGGGCGGTGCATCAACTGGGTTTACTTTGGGTATAACTTCAACCAATGTATTGCGTTTTACTAACACAACAACTAATATTGATACAACTACAACAATTCCTGCTAATGCTTGGACTCATGTAGCTGCCGTAAGAACTAGCACATCAACAAATGGCTTTCAACTTTATATAAATGGTATAAGTTCAGCCACATCTACTGTTGCAACTGATTTTAATCAAACTTCTACGCTTTATGCTGGTGCTAATAGAAGTGCATCTACTGTAATGAATGGGTATATTGCTGACTTGCGTTATGTTAATGGAACAGCAGAAACAATAACAGTTCCAACAGCACCTTTAACAGCTATTACAAATACTTCATTACTTCTGAGTGGAACTAACGCTGGGATTGTAGATAACGCTATTAAAAGCGATTCTATTACGGTTGGTGCAACGCAAGTCAATACTTCTATTGTTAAATATGGAACAGGCTCAATTAGTTTTAATGGCACAACAAGCGTTTTAAACTTTCCTAATAATCCTTATTACGCTTTTGGAACGGGAAGTTTTACAATTGAGGCATGGGTTTACCCTAACTCTGTAACGGCTTTACAGTCATTAATAGACACTCGTTCTACCGCTACTGCCACAACAGGAATATTAATTTCAATTACTGCCCTTGGGTTTATTTCAGTAACGGTAAATAATGCTATTTTGTTTACTTCTTCTACTGGAATTACAATAAGCGCATGGACTCATGTAGCCGTAGTAAAAAGTGGCACAACAATTACGCTTTATTTAAACGGCACAAAGCCTGTTACTGGCTCAGGAACATCATCAACTAGCCTTACAGACCAATTTTTAAGACTAGGTGCATCTGCTGGTACTGCTGCAAACTTTTACAATGGCTATTTAGATGAAGTGCGTATTACCAATGGTGTTGCAAGATACCTTGCCGACTTTACTGCGCCTACTGCGCCATTCCCTAATCAATAAGGATTTATATGTTAATTGCAAAAATTGAAGATGAACAAGTTGTTGCTGTAGCTGACTACAAATCCATGTTTCCTAATACATCGTTTCCAAGTTCTGGTGCTAACGCTCAATTCCTTGAAGATAATAGCTGTTTAGGTGTTACTGTGTTTAAGACACATAACTCTAATACTGAAAAGCTAGTATCGGCTGTTCCATACATTGAAGATAATCAAGTCTTTACTGTTGCAGTAGAACCTTTAACCGAAGACGAGATTGCATCTAAGAGTGCTTCTCAAGCCGCTACAATTCGTAAGCAACGAGATGATTTACTAGCACTATGCGATTGGACTCAACTGACAGATGCTCCTGTAGATAAACAAGCATGGTCTACTTATCGACAAGCATTAAGAGATATTAGCAATCAAGCTGGTTTTCCTTGGGAAGTAGAGTTTCCTAAAGACCCTAATTATGTAGAGCCAGTAACTTTTTCTTGATGTTTGGATAAAAAAATAATGGCTTACGAAGATCAATATGTCGTATATGGTTATTGGGAATACGATTATTGCGTAGGAGATGTATTAGCTACAGATGGTGCTGGATCTGTAAATGGCATTGGTACTGCTATTGCTTTTCCTACAGTAATATTACTTTTTTCCGCAAGCATTACAGGAGTTGGCTCTACATCCGCAGATGGCATAAGAGTAGCATTGGGTGATGGCTCTATTAACGGAGTTGGAACGGTTGTATCAGAAGGAATAAGGCAAGCATTAGGCGCTGGATCTATTAATGGCATAGGATCAATAAGTGGCCTTGGAAACTTTACTGCTAGTGGAAACGGATCAATCGTAGGATTGGGAACAGTTTTAGTAAATGGCAATGCGGTTTTTTCAGCAAACTCATCTGTAAACGGAATTGGTACAATAGTTGTTGTTGGGTATCGAATTGGTGAGGAGTGGAGCAATTCTGGAGTAGGCGGTAATACTTGGACAGCAGCAAATGTTACAAGCAATAATTGGACAGACAAAACAACGGGAAGTAATACATGGCTACCTCAATAGTAGAATTTGGCGAATGGCTACCAGACCAAGCTGGAATAACTGGTTCTATACAGGATGCCTACAATGTCGTTCCCCAGGCAGTAGGCTATGGCCCATTTCCTGAGTTGGTAGAGTTATCTGGCGCAGCAAGCGAAAACCTAAACAATGTATTTGCTACTAAGTTTGGTGGCACTACTACTTTGTTTGCTGGTGGCTTTACTAAACTATTTAAATACAATTCGACTACATTAGCATTAGCAGATGTTTCTAAATCTGGTGGATACTCTAGTTCTAATCGTTGGACTTTTGCTCAATATGGGCCATCCCTGATTGCTGCCAATGGCGTAAACAAACTCCAAGTATGGAACTTAGCAAGTTCTACAGCATTTGCTGATTTAGATGCCGCAGCTCCTACTGCTAAGTTTGTGACTACAGTTAGAGATTTTGTAGTGGCTGGCAATGTATCAGGAGAGGAATCTAAGGTTTATTGGTCTGATTTAAACGATGAAACCGATTGGACTCCTGGGGCTACAAGCCAATCTGATAGCCAAGTCATTGCAGATGGTGGCGATATTCGTGGCATTACTGGTGGTGAGTATGGATTGGTTTTCCTAGAAAAAGCAATCTCTAGGATGTCTTATGTAGGCGCTCCACTATTCTTTCAGTTTGATACCATTGCTAGGAATATTGGGTGCTATGAGGCAAATTCAATAGCCCAGTTTGGTAACTTAGTATTTTTCCTAGCTGATGATGGCTTTTATATGTGCGATGGGCAGACAGTTACGCCTATCGGAGCAGAAAAAGTAGATCGCTACTTCTTTACTTTTGCAGATCAATCTCAAATTGATAAGATGAGTGCCAGCATAGATGTCATTCGTAAACTAATCGTTTGGCAATACACAGACATCTTTGCCCAGAAACGATTAATAATTTACAACTTCCAAACTAAAAAATGGTCTGAGGCGGACACTACTTCTACTTATGTAGCAACATTGGCACAGGCTGGAGTAACCCTAGAAGGCTTAGATACCTTTGGGAATATGGACACTATAAGCACTTCTTTTGATAGCCGTATTTGGGCTGGCGGTAAGTTTGTATTGGCAGGAGTAAAAGATACCAAAATTGTTACTTTTACTGGGGCTAATAAGTCTGGTTATGTCACTACAGGCGATCTAGGCAACGGAAACCAGTCAATCATTATGTTAGCCAAGCCAAAGGTAGATACTGGCTCTGCAAGCGTTTCTGTAGCCTCTAGAGCGTTGTTAAACGAAGTCCCTAGCTTTGGTACTGCCGTAGCAGCAGACAGCGAGAACAGGGTATCCCTACGTGCTGGTGGCAAATACCATAGAGTAAGGGTTTACCCTAGCGGTGCTAACTGGAAAACGGCTGCTGCCGTAGAAATTGATTTAGTTCCACAGGGCGGCAGATAATGTTTCGTAGACTTCCTCCTGCTGGTGGCGATCAACGAGCTGTAGCCGAGATCGTCAATGGAATGATGGATGGCAAGACCAACAATACTGGGCTTGTTACATTAGCCACAGGGAACGCTACAACCACCACTATTAATGATCCTAGAATAAGTAGAGATTCTATGATTCTGCTAGTGCCTAAGTCGGCTGCTGCTTTTGCCGATACTGCACCTTATGGAGCGTTTCAAGACTCTACAGATCAAGCGGCAGCAAGCACTACAACTGCATATCCAATGACATTTGACACCACAGATTTTTCTAATGGTGTTTATTTATCTAATAGTAGTCGTTTAAATGCTAGAAATGCAGGTATTTATAATGTGCAATTTAGCGTACAGTTACAAAATACAGATAACGCACAACATACTGTAGATATTTGGTTTAGAAAAAACGGTACTAATATTACAGCATCAAATAGTATGTTTACTGTACCAGCAAGAAAAAGCGCAAGTATTTATGGTCATCTTATTGCAGCCATAAATTACTTTGTAGAACTTGCAGCAAATGATTATGTAGAAATTGTATGGCGAGCAGAAAGTACAACAGTTTCAATAGAACAACTGCCAACGCAAACTAGCCCAACAAGACCAGCAACACCATCAGTTATAGCAACTATGCAGTATGTAGCCCCTAACGCTATGGATAATGTGTATGTCAGCGCACAGACAAATGGCAGCGCAACACTTAGCCATTTTGCCAACAGTACGGCAAGCAAAACTTATGGATATGTAATAGTTGGATAATTACCACTTTTCTACCAATTGTAGGTAAAATTATGGTATGCAAAAAATCTATGTAAAACCAGAGGATTTGAGGCTGTACTGGGATTATGTTAGAAAAGGTTTATTAAAGATTTTAAGTAAGACACCCGAAGGATGGATTCCAGAGGATGTATATGTAGAATGTTTCAATAACAAGGCTCTTTTATGGGCTTTCTCGCAGGACAACCGAATAGTAGGCTTTTCGGTTCTGCAACCCCAAGGCGATAATCTACATATATGGTGTTCATATTTTGAGCATAACCTCGATCCTTGTTGGCAGGCTCTATTAGAGATTGCCAAAGCTGGTGGAGCAAGTACAGTAACTTTTGATTCTCATCGTAAAGGATGGGATGTGATAGCAAGAAAATATGGGTTTAGGCCTAGAAAATGGATAAAGGAAATTTGATATGGGTGGAATAGGAAGTCTTTTTGGCGGTGGCGGTGGACAACAAGTTCAAGAAAGAACTACTACTACTCGCAACGAAATTGATCCAATGCTCAAGCCTTATGTAGAGTTTGGTTTGGGTGAGGCTAGGAAGTTATACGAAGCACAAGGCCCATCCTACTTCCCAGGGCAAACCTATGTAAGCCCTACGGAAACCACTTTATCTGCGCTACAGTCTGGTGAACAACGAGCTATGGCTGGCAGTCCATTACTAAGGGCAGCACAGGCTGAAAACTTGGCTAATGTACAGGGTCAATACTTAGGCGGAAACCCTTTCTTTCAAGGCGCATTTAATCCTGCTGCTAAGGCTGCTCAACAATCCTACTATGATGCTATCCAAAATGTAGCCTCTAAAGCCTCTAGTGCTGGTCGCTATGGATCTGGCGCTTATGGTCAATTGACAGATCGTGCCGGTGGCACTTTTGCTACTGCGCTTACTGATGTTGCTGGAAAGTTAGCCTATCAGAATTATGCAGATGAAAGAGCAAGACAGGCTGCTGCTACTGCTGCTGCGCCTGGCATGGCAGAGGCAGACTACGGAGATATTCAGCGTTTACTAGCAATCGGACAAGGCAGAGAAGGTTATGCTCAGACTGCATTGCAAGACCAAATCAATCGTTACAACTACGAGCAAAATCTTCCACAAGCAAAACTGCAATCATTCCTAAGTGGCGTATATGG